CCATGACGCGCCCGTGCCCTGCGATGATGCCATTCTTGCCGTCAACGATGATGGGGTTTAGAAAGCCAAACTCGCGAATGCTGGCGGCGATCTTGTCCACCTGCTGCGGCGAATGCGTGCGGCTGTTGCGGGCGTATGGGATCAAGTCTGCCACTGAGGCGGTTTTATAGTTTGGAAATTCTTTGTTCGCCGTCATGATTTCCCGCTTTCATCTCGGGCAATTCGGCCCGGTCGATTTGGCGCACTTTATCAGGTTTGCGCGTTTTTGCAATGTCATGGCTTCATCGGCTTTTCCGGCGGTGCGGGCATTGGCATCCAGTGGGTTGGGTTTGTGATGGTGTACGGCCACCATGCGCCGCCTTCGAAGTCTTCCCAGAATCCCGCGTCGATGATGTACCTAGATTGCCCCTCGGACCACGATGCGATGAGGATCGTCCCGACGATCGGCGCCGTCTCGATTGGTTGCCATTCGCTCATGCTGTGATCCTCTCCTGATGCAAACAGTGATGGCATATCACGTCTGCCTCGGTTGCGCTGATGACCTGCACAACCAGGCACGGCTCGGTTGTCTTGTCGCGCCATGGGCTGCACTTCGGGCATGTCTGGCGGTGGTATGTCGCGCCGGGTGGTGGATATATGCCGTGGTATCCCAGTTCGGGCAGGATCGGCCAAAACGCGGGCGCTACAGGGCTTCTGAAATCATTTCCCCGCCTACCCTTTGGTTGCAATCTCGCCCCCGCAGGCCGCATAGCCCGCCAAATCGCACCACGAGTCCAGGTTGCCGGGGTTGCCCTTGACGCGCGCCACCTTGAGCAGCGCCATCATCGCGGCCACGTCCACCGCGCCGATCTTTGCGCCCGTGTATGCCGTCCAGAATTCACCGATCAGCGTGAAATTGCGTTCGGGACTGCCATGTGTCGCGGCCCGGTCCTTGGTGACGTATTCGCTGGCCGTTGCCAGTATGTCGGCGGGGTTCATATCAACTGCTCCTGTGTGGGCTTGGGGGCGGCTTTCGATTTCTGCGAGCTTGGCGCGCGCATCAAACCACATTGCTTGCCCCCTTTACGATTGTCCATGCTTCGGTCCGCGCTGCCTTCGTCGCCCCGCTCATGCCTGCACCCCCGCCATCTGCAAAACCTCGCGGTATGGCACCCGGTAGGACGTGGCGACCTTGCCGAGGCGCTCCACGCTGCCCCCGGCCCGCTGGATCGCATCCGACAGGCCGGGTTGGTAGACGGGCGCGGCGGCGGGTTTCGCGGCGGGTTTCACGGCCCGCACCTTGGGCCCCACCTTTGACGCCATCGCCCAAGGCCTTGCCGACCTTGGCGCACGCGGTTCCAGGCCCAGCAGCGCGGCGCGGGGATAGATCGCACTGCGGCCCAGCCCGACAGCCGCCCCGATGGCAACGGACGTTGCGCCCGCCTCCCACATCTGCACAAACAGGCTATCGTCGATCGGCTTGATTGCGGTCATGGCTTCACCAGCGCATAGCGGCCCGTGATGGTGCTGTATGTCACCAGCCCATCGCGCAGCAGGGCGTCCAGAGTGTTATTCAGCCATGTCGGGCGGCTCAGGGCTTGGCGCATTTTTGCAGCGGTGTTGGTGCCGTCGCCTATCATCGCCAGCAACAGCGCCCGCCGATCAACGATACGGGCGCGGGCGGCGTTTTTGTCGGCCATCTGCGGCATTCGGCCCGGATATTCCTGCCCGGTGCCAAAGCGGGCGCTGCGCAGATCGCAATGGGCGCAAGGCGACAGGTTGCGCCATTCAGGTTTGCAGCAATTGGTTGGGATGATGGTCAGGGCGATCATACCCTCACCTCACGATTGCCAAAGCTGATATTCATGCCGGGGGGCGGTGCGGGCAGGCTCACGGGCATGAACACCCCATCCCGGCCACTCACCGAGCGTGACGCCTCAAGCAAAGGCATCTCCAGCGTGACAATGCCGGGGCGTCTGAACGGCAACGGCGCTGGGCGGTAGGCGAACTCGGGATGCGCGGCGCGATAGGCGCGGACCACTGTGACCGTCTTGCCCAACTGGCGGGCGGCTTCGGCGTCGGGCATGTGGATCACGGCGTCGTAGCGGTATGGCGTCGAATCTTGGTTTGTTTTCATTTTTTTCATGCGACCCTCCATACGTGCAGCACCCCGTCGATGGTGCGGGTGGTGAACTTGAAGTCGTGTTTCTTCTGGTACACGTTTGCATAGACCCTTGCCGCAGTAAACCTGTCTTGATCATGGACAAGGAAACAATCCCCAACAATCATTTTTGTAAATGGCCACGCGGGGTTTTCTTTTGGCATCGGCAAACCTTTAACTATTTCCATTTCAAGCCATCCTGTATGTTGATCTTATTCCTAAATTACAGAAAAGCGGTCAGTCGTCAACCCCAAAAATTGCTACACGGTCTTATGCGGCGGTGTGTAAAATTTTGGTTGGCTAAGTGTTTGGAAAGGCTTGAGAATTTCGAAGGTAGTAAAGATACACAAGATATCTATATCCTTCTTCTTCTTCTCCCAGAGACCCCTTAGGGCCTCTGGTGGGTCTTTTTAAGAGTGGTTAAGGGCGTGTATGTGTGAGATGCATAACACTAGGCTTTTTGGTAACGATTTCAACACGTTGCATTGTAAACCTAATGCAAAATCCGTAAATATCACGTGTATCATTTGACCCAAACCGCCACCTTTTTGCCGCGATAGGCCCGCGTGCCGGCTTGTTCGCGGATCATCCCGGCCCGTTGCATCTTGGCCAGGATCGGGGCCAAAGCGTCGGCCTTCATCCGCACCCGGTTTGCCAAAACGCCCAAAGTCGCCCCTTTGTCAGGGTCAATGAAGTTCATAATCCGCGCCGCAATGGCTTCCTCGGGGCGATCCTTGCCGTTGTCATTGGCGAAAACCAAGGCAATCTTGGCATCCACCTCGGCCCGCACATAGGCAAAGGACCACCGAACATGCTCGGCGCTACGGACACCATCAGGGATGGCCAAGATAAAGCTGACCTTGGCAACCATCTCATAAGCGCGGCGGATCATGGCAACCGATGCCTCGCCCGTATGCTCGCCCATCTCATCGGCATATGCCAGCAACCAGTCTGCAACCTGATCCAACATGGTGTCCGCTTCCGGCGTTGTGGTGACTGCATCACGCTCCCCGGCGAACTCGATGCGAGCGCCAAAACCGCTATCAAACGATCCTCCTGTGTAAAGCTGTGACAAGCGGTTTGCCATGAAATCAGGGATGGGCGCTTTGCGAAAGTTCTTTCGGGCTGCCGGGTTGATGTCAGGCTCAGACACGATCAAAGCGCGGCCAACAAAGCCCTGTGTCGCGGTTTCCCCGTCCATCACCCCATCAAAGGTGCTGGGCGTTGTGAAGCCCATGACGCTTAGAAAAGGCCTCTCCAACCCTTCATCAATCATCCGCAACATGCGCTCAGCATGGGACGTGTCCCGCCCGTCATCTTGGGCTTTGGATAGCGCCTGCACATAAATCTTGCGCAGTTCGCGCTTGGTGTCACCCTGCAACAAAAGGCGGCTGTTGGCTTTGGAGTAGGCGGACATGATCGCGCCGAAAACACCCTCCAAATACGCAGCCCCGCCACGGCGCTGGGCGTTGCGAACCTTGCTCAAGAAGATGCCTATTTCATCGACGATGTAGTAAGCCGCCTGATGCTCGATCAGGTTGCGCATGATTTCTTGCTCAGACTTAATGCCGCCTTGCAGGGCATAGTGGACGCCTGCGGCATGGTGCAACTGCGCCATGGCCTGCTGCACGGCTTCCTTGCCTGTGGCGCTGGCCGCAACGCAAAATGCCAGCATATTCGCCGTGACCCCATCGCGGGTATCCTCATGCCGCAACCCCGCGATGTTGCCAACCGCAACAATCGCGCTGGCAACTGCCAAACGGCGGCGCGGGTACCGGCACTGACCGTCAATCCAAGCGGCAACCTGACCGACAAATCCGGGCGGCGAAAGCATATCCAAGCCGGAAAGCGAAAAAGGCGGGGCAATCTTGCCGTCATCCCTGGGCGGTTCAGGATCTTGCGGCGGCAGAAAGTCACTTTCAAAATCAGAAAAATCAGTCGTCATTGTTTTGCCGTCCATTCCAAAAACGCTTCCCTGTCACTTTGCGGCATGGCTTTCCACATCGCAGCCATGATCCGCTTTCGGCTTTTCATATGCAGAGGGGTCTCAGGCAGATGTCGAACTATTGCGGCCAAGTAGCCCTCCAGTTCCAGAGGCAATGCGTTTTGTGCCCACCAAGTCGCATCCTCCGCAATATCCAGCATCACGGGCAGCGGGTTGCCCATGCGCGCATCTTGCAAAACGGCGTCCATCATGGCGCATGTGGCCCATTCATGCGCCGCAATGCTTTCGCCTACCGCCACCATAGCGGCGTCCAGCTTTGGCATGATCATGGCGCAACGCCTTGGGATGGACGCAGATATGCAGCTAAAGCGTCCAGGGTCTTTTGGTGGGGGTTCTTCACCCGGCCTTTCTTTAGGGCCACAAGCGAGTTGTGATGAATGCCCGTTCGTTCCGATACGATAACAAGGTTTCGGTCCCTCAAAGCGTCGATGATTTCCTCA